GTATTCAACTTTAAACATATTCATTTCTCTCTCATCACGTTACATATTCATAATAGCAATAAGCGGATTGCTTGTCAAGGCTTTTTTTCAAAAAAATTAGGTGCCTCGTGTCCACCAAGAAGTATCGGCACCAGCCCTAGCAGAATACGCCATACCATCTGGAGCAACCATATTGGCGTCCATCACGCCATCGTTTTCAATAAGAGCAGCTAAGTTACGGCGCTCCATAACTAACTCGGCAACACGTGGTGCATGATTTTCACCATACTTCATGAACATTTTAATGTTAGCTGTGCAACCTTCAATCATTTTTTCTAATACTTTTACATCATAACTCATACAAATTCTACCTTTAAGTCAAACATTTCTTTAGCACTAACAAATTCAATGCCACCATCTGGACGCTCTACCGTGAATTGAAAGTCAGGCTCTGAGCCATAACAGACACGACGGTCGATTACTTTACCCGCACCGACAATCTCGGTTGCAGTCCAGACTTTGTTCATAAATTCTTTCATAGTCATAGCATCTCTCTTTTCAACTTACATACTAATAATAACAGGACTACGGTGGATGTCAACTACTTTTTTCATTTAATTTCAAAAAAAGTAATGAACAATACTGTCATAAGCAACAACGCCCACTACAATGAGTATCATTGCTATGAGCCATTGCTGTAGTTCTTTTTCTGGACTCATTATGCAATCTCCTCAAATCCGAAGTCTTCTTCTAGAATGTAACGAACACGTTCACGGTCAACAGTATCACCGTCACCCCAGTCCATCCATTCAATTACTTGAAGTTTACCGAAGTAGACATAGATTGCTTTCTCAATATCGGGAATCCCACAGCCAAGGTCGTAGATACCATCTTTGCCGTAAAAGCTATGAACGTAATCACGAAACTCTTTAAACTTTTCAATACCAATCATAATATTCTCCTATCGTCTTAAGCGAAGTAGTTGTCAACAAGAACGTCGAAGCATTCGTATAGATATTCGGCACTGTAGATGCCGCTCAAATCAAGATTCAAATCTGCATCAACAAAGTTCCAGTTGATGCCGCCGCCTTTGTGCTGGTTCTCAACATTGGCAACTGCTTTGTTAAAAGCTTCGATTACGTCATTCTTAATCATTGCACCGTTTTCTAAAAGCATTCGCATCTCTCTTTCTCTTGATTACATATATAATATAACGTATCCCACAGAGAACCGCAAGGACTTTCTTGGTAAAAGACCAAAAAAGATTCCCTTGCTAATCAACGACTTACAAATTAATTTGATTTTTATTCTGTGACCTGTAGACTTCTTCTACAAAATGATAGGGTGCATTGCTTAGTTTCATTGCTGTATAGAGCATATGCTCTTCATCAAATTCTTCTAACGCACTTTCGAGAATCTTTGCCTCTTCGAGTGCTTCTTCAATCGCTTCACTAACGCTTTGGTTTTTCATTTCCAATTTTCCTTACACTTTCCACTGCATATTTAACATTACTTGGATATTCGCCCAAGTAGGTTCCCGCCTGTAGGTCATCCATAGAGATATGGTCTTTGTGCATATGCTCTATTTGATCCCACTTCTCTATCATAGTTCTTGACAGTCTATCGAACCTAGAATCAGATAAGATAGGGTCATCTTCAACGTAATACGCATATGCTGCCATGAGATACCATGGAACAGACATATTAATATTCGAGTCAACTATGTCCAGACACTCTTTGTCTAAATTTTCATCCTTGATATTTGTCAACACTTTATCCTTTCATGCTATTATGAAGTAAAGACTATTTAGATAATATACTTTATTATTTTGGTGTTGTCAAGGACTTTTTTTGGTTTTCTTTGAAAAGAGAGTCCACAATCTGTATAAATAAGTGTGGGTGCGTGTTAATACGTGTTGAAATAACGTAAGAGGCAAGTGTTTGAGTAATCAAATCCAAGGAATAGCAGGTGTCGCATTTTATATGCCCGTGGGGTTCGGTCCTGCCACGTATCAAGCTAATTAAAAAGGCAATTGCTCTTTATTGAGTAGTTGCCTTTTTTATTGGGTTGTGTTCTTGGACAAAGAAGGCAGGAGTATTACCATCAAAGCCTTGACCTAAATTAAGGCCTCTACATAATGTTCTAGCTTCTTTATTTCTCCTAAAGGAGGCGATTGTAAAATCGCTTCCTTTTTCTTTTACGAGAAAGTGGTTATTGAGTTTTTCTACTCGGTAAGACAATTACTTAAATCCTTCAAATTTGGGCTTAGACTGATTACGCTGTCTAAAACTTAAGATTTCTCCCTTGTCTTCTTTCTCACTTGCAAGACGTTTACCTACTGCGCCACGATCCATTGTTGGTGTGTCATCCATTAAGTCTTGCGCATCTTCTTCTGCATCGAACAATCGCATCTTCGATCTGTCAATACCAACAACAAAACGCTTGAGATAGTTAGTATCGCCCCAACGATTCTTGAGTTGCTTGACCATAAGTTGACCAAGACTTTCAAGTTCTTCTGTTGAGATAAGACCAAACATGAAGTCTGCTGTAGCTGGCAACCCAAATGATTCTGATGTATCTTCAAGACCCATGTCTGAGTTAGAGTAACCAGAACGTGTTGTCTGTGTTGCACTCATAATCGGAACATTGAATTCTACGGCAAGACCACGAAGTTCTTCTGCAATAGCTTTGATAAGTGTGTATGAGTTTACATTAGAGCCCATCTTCATACGTGAGGATGTGCAAATGTTTAGATAGTCGATATACACAACATCTGGTGTGAAGTTTTTCTTAAGCCTTAGTTCATTAAGAAGATGACGGAAGTGCGCTGATCCAGCACTTGCTGTGGGATATTCTTTGACAATGAGTTTGCCATTTGTTTTGGCTTTCACACGGTCAAGTCTTTTGACATAGACATCTTTAGGGACTTCTTTCAAGTCATCAATTGTCATGTCAAGAAGGTTTGCGTCAATACGCTCTGCAATGCGCTCTTCCGCCATCTCCATTGTTATGTATAAAACATTCATCCCAGCCATCATGTTTGCCGCTGCGCAATGTGTCATAAACAATGTTTTACCAACACCAGTGCCTGCTAGTGCAACACTTAGTGATTTGCGAGACAAACCACCTTTGGTAATCTTGTTAAAGAGTTCAAGGTCAAATGGAACCTTGTCTTCTTTTGCATGATAGAAGTCAAAACGCTCATTGCTGTTTTCAATGAAGTCGTGACCAATACTACTATCAAATGATACACCAAGTGCTTTCGATAGTAGTTCTGGAATCGAACCCTTGTCTAGGTCTTTATGATTACCATCAAGAACTAGAATAGATTCACGCACAGCATTATAGATTGCCTTGTCTTGGCAAAACTTTTCTGTCTTGTCTACAAGCCAATCTACGTCTGTCTTTTCGTCATATTCTAATTTGTCTACAACTAGATTGACCTGTTTGTATTGCTCTTCGTTTAGAGTTTCTTTTTCACTAATCGCAATACGAATGGCTTCTTTAGTTGGAAGCCCGTTGTATTTGTCGATGTAAGAGACAATCTCGTTAAAGACTGTCTTCTCACTTTGTTGGTCAAAGTAATCATTCTTTAGAAAGGGTGTGACTTTGCGGGCATAGTCTTCATTAAAAACTAGACCTGATAAGATTGTGTTCTCAATCATCGTAGCCCTTTAACTCCTCAATATGCTCTAGTATTGTTTCAAGTTGCTCAACAAGACGCCGAATCGCTTCAGCGTCTTGCGTGTTTTCAGTGTCGATTTCGACTTCAAGCCTCAGCTTCATCCTCTACTTCTCCATTAACCGCTTCATCTGCGGCTATTAGTGCTTTACCACCTACAGTATAACGGGCTTTGATTGCTTCTGCAAGGTTTGTTTTGGTGAACATCATCTTCCAGAAGTCACCGCTTGTATTGAGTTCTTTGGCTCGCATAAGCTTTTCACTTAGAACTTCGCCTGTCTCGGCATCAATAGCTTCATACCAACCAACCTTTGGTTTAGTAACGTAGCCCAGTTTTTCTGCAATATCAAGTAGACCAGACCACTTAGAGATACCGCCTTCAAACGTCACGGTAACTGGAATCTTAGACTTCTCACGCACATGACGTGACTTCTCAATATTAATGATGAAGTGATAGCCTTCAATCTCTTGACCAACTTTCTCTTGTTGACGACCAATAATCCAGATTGCATCGGCCGAGTAGTAAGAGCCAGTGCCGCCAGAAACGATATCTTTCGGGAACAAACCAATCTCTTTATATGTGTGATTGACTGCTACGAGTGGGATATCTTTTAGATTCAAGTGCGGTGTAATCATTCTGAACAAAGACTTCATTTGCTTTGCACGTGACATGTCTGCAACTGACTTACCGTCAAGTGCATCTTCGACTTCTTTCTTAGACGCAAGGTTACCGATAGAATCGATTACGATACATACGTTATCTTTCTTTTCGATACCTTCAAGTTGCTTCATAATATCAAACTTGAGTTCTTCAACGTTGGTAATTGGCGTGTGAACAACACGATCCAAATCAATGCCAAATGATTCGAAGTATGATTGCGGTGTGCCAAACTCTGAGTCATAGAATAGAATAATAGCATCATCATACTTCTTTTGATAGGCAGCTGCCATCATCAATGCAAACGCAGACTTAAAGTGTTTCGATGGGCCTGCAAGCATTAGAAGACCAGGCACAAGACCGCCGTCTACACGACCAGACAAAGCAACATTCACCATAGGGACTGGCGTAGTTGCCATCTCTTTCTTACCATAGACTTTTGAGTCCATGATTGGCGCAGTTGCTTTCACTGTGCTGTTCTTCAACATCTTCTCAATTAGGGACATACTATACTCCTGTGTTAAATAATACGACTACTATATCACTTACCGTTGTAAATGTCAAGTAATTTCGCTTCAAATTGTTCGATTTTCTCTGTGCGGCTAGGCCATAGAATATACTCTTTTTCTGGATTAGCTTTTAGATTAGTGAGTAGCGGAATGACCGCATTGTATAACTTGTCTAATCTATCTTGTGTTGTCTCGGCCGTAGTAGAGACTTTTGTTAGTGTTGACTTAGCTTCTTGAACAGCAGATAGTTCATCTTCATCTACTGCAGTGAAACCAAAGTCAAAGATATCGTCGCTCATGCAAAGAATCCTTCTAGTGAGTTAATTTGTTCTAATTCCCAACCAACAGCATCGGTTACCAACTTGAGTGGTTCTTTGAACGCTTTCTCAAACTGCTTTTCGTAATCAATAAACTCTTGTAATTCAAACTCTTTCGGTAAGAAGTTGGGGAATGCGATAACATTCTCCATGATTGGGTTTGGTTTTTTGAGATAACAAAACTTGACCTTAGAGCCATTCTTGATAGCTTCCATAGATCGGTCAAGGCCAACATCTTTCATCTTCTTATTAAACATAAGTGCGCCACGAACGTGGATCGGGCAACCTTTCTTGTATATAGTGTTTCTATCGCCCCACTTATCAATTTCAGACACACCACGAGGGAACGAAACATTCTCTGCGGGTAGTGTTGTAAATTCATCATAGAAGTCTTTCACAAACGCTTGAAGTTGGCCCTCTGTGCCATTAAGCACCATTGCATACGCTTTCTTAAACTTGTCACGCACAATTTGAGGTGTCGAAGACTTGACTGCTTCGAGGCCCATCATCTTGACCTTAGGCTCGGCGTATTGCACACCTTCGTTGTTGTGAACGTTCATAATATAACGCTTCTTAGCAACCCATACAGCTTTGTCTGCAATAACTTCACGTGCCATGACCATGCGATTCTCATATGCATTCATACGTTCAAAGAGGTCTGCGTAGCCATCTGCTAGAATCGGAACAAACTTCTCTTCACATGCTTTGTCAAGAAACTTAACTGGATCGCTTGGGTTTACTTTACGAACAAGTGGACCCATATCGACATAGATAGAGTCTGTATCGATAGCGATAACATAATCATCATTCTCTGTTTTGAGAATCTTGTTCATTGCATTGTTCATCGACTTCTCGGCCCACTTGATAGATAGCTGACCAGATAGTGTGATACCTTCTGCAATGTCCATTTCAAAGTAACGGAAGTATTGATTGCCTAACGCACCATAAAGAGAGTTGAGCAAAATCTTTACGGCCATCTGCGTGTTATCAAGTCGGTTGATTTCACGCTTCAAGTCTGGACTAGGATTCTTCTCATTCTCTTGTTGAATCTCAAGCATCTTGTTCTTGGTAGTTCTACGCTCATCATACAATGCAATAATCATAGTAGGTAGAACGCCACGCTTATCTTTACGATAGCACGAACCATTAGCAGCGACTGCGACATTTCTAGCACGGTTCGCTGGATGCAATGGATCACCTTCACGCATATAGAAGTCTACGCCACCCATCAATTGGTCACTTGGATCACGCAGTAGCGTTTCGGGTGACATGTTGTATTGCACAATCAAGTTCGGATATAGAGAGTTCAAGTCAAACGAACACACCCAGTCTGTCTTACCAGTGCGTGGCTCTTTCACATAGCCACCGGGATACGGATCTTTCTCTACACGAATATTTGGTGGAACTGCAACATTGCGAAGATTTAGATAGCGATAGATGATAGAATCCCAAATCGCTGTCGTGCCAAACACATCGGGATAGTTCACACCACCTTTGTATGCAATAACAAGAGCCAACTCCATAAGACCAAGTTGCTTGTCAATCTTATCAACAAGGTCAACGTCA